GAAACATCAGTAATCTTTAATGGATTTGTAGCACCTTCATTAACAAAATCAAATGCTACTAGTAACCTATGTGTTTCTGTATTATATGAAATAACTCTAGGATCATTTACTCCATTACCAAATATCTTATCATTGAAAGTAAAATTATATTGAGGATCATTAGAAGTAATAGCAACACCTAATGAATGATTGACAATATCAGTGTTATTATATCCTCTTTCAAAGGAAACTTTTCTGGTATTTTGATCAATAGAAAGTATTTTAACTAATTCATTATTAATTTTTAAAATATCTCCATTAGATAATGAATAAACAGTATCTAATACAGCATCAGTTCTTTCTTTACCCAATCCAATACTATTAACAACTAATAGTGGTGTTAGAGGACTAGGTGCATCCAATACAGTTATTGTACCAACTGCTTCTGGGTGATCTACAGTAATATAATGGAATACACCAGTATAGGTAGGTGTGAAAACTAAATTTGGATTACCAGCATCATCATGACCAACTACACCTTCAGCATCTTCATAAGAATCCAATTCTAAAGCAACAAAATCACCCTTAAGTGTTGTTGTATATCCAGGTTTTATAATTCGAATATCTTTTCCTGCTGGTTTTTCTATAGTAAATACACTACCAACACGGGTCTCGTAATCAGGATTCATTAAACCTTGATTATCGTAAAATCTATACTGTGGTTTAGGTGCAGTACCAGGTGTTTCTTCTAATATCGATACTATAGCAATTCCACCATTTAAAGTATCTGAAGTTGTAAGATCTGTTGTAGTACCAACAAATAAAGCATATGTTACCTTATTTGTTGCATTATCATATGAAAGATAATAGTACTGTTTATCATTAGCATCGTTATCAAATGGTTGTCCTACACCAATACCATCCAACCATGTAGTTAAACTAGACCAATCTGATGGAGCAACAGTAAATTTCTTCTGTATATAATTTTGCATCTCTGCAGAATTAATAAGAGTCAAATCTAAATCAGTAGTAATACTAGCACTAGCAGCAGTTATTTTTGTAACAGATGAGTCAATAGTTAATATATCATCTTTTTTGTATCCAGAACCAGCATCAGTAATCTCCATAGATGAAATATTACCACTACCATCAAAATTATTATTATCAACAACTATTTTTGCTTTTGCTTTAACAACATCAGATCTAGATTGTGTATGAGAACTAAAATCTAATTCTACATCAGTATATGTTCCTGAAACATAATCTCTACCATATGCTATTAAACTAGATGAACCGATACCAGTATCATTAAGTTTTCCATTATAATCTACTGGAATTAGATCTAATTCTTGGAATTTTTTGCGTCTTACCCAATATGTTGATTCTGTTGTCGTTTCATCTGGATCAATTTCAATATCAACAACATCACCTTCACCCATATTATGATTACCATCAGTTTCAAGAATAGCAATGTTATCTTGAGAATTTACAATAACAATATCTTTACTTAATTTCTTGACAAGAGTTATTTCTGTTGCTGCAGTATTAGATATATCACTACTCTTTAAAATAGTTTCACCTATAGCATAATTAAGGTGACTATCAAAATCACCACTTTCAACAAGGACACGAACTGAATTTTGATTAGTTGTACCAGTTAATATTTTACCTGTTGCAAAAACATTATCTGTATTTGCCTTTTCTACCAATGAAATGGTAGCATCTTTTGAATATGTACTATCTTGAGATAACAAAAGATTAATAATATTAGAACTAGAAGTAATTGATTTATTTGAAGCATTAATACCACTAGTTGTTATATCTGTCTCTGATTCAAACTTACCCTGAACATTTCTAACAACAAATGAAGTTTCTTCTGTAGTATCACGCAACAATTCACCCGTAGCACCAGTAGATGCTTGAGTTATAATATCACCAGCAAAAGAGTATAATGGTGTTACAGAAGTAAGAATAGATGCTTTTACATCTACAGATTCTATAGATTCAACTGGTTTACCGTATGTTGATGAAACAACTCCAGAAGCACCTACACCACCTGAATTAGTATCATCTACATAAATCTTCGATCCAACCCCATAAATGGGTTGTGAGTCCTCTATGTTAACACCAGAGACAGATCCTTCGGATACATTCTCGATAATAGCAACTTCACCCTCTCCATTCTTATTTGTACCATCAATAAACAATCTTTTTGCTTCTGGAGGTATAGCATCTTGCTTAACATTATACTCATAATTTGATGCTACAGGAACTGAATAAAAATTATTACCTATAATATGCGGAAAGATAGAATTATTATCTTCATCAATAGTTAAAAAATATGCATAAACCCCTTGTGGATACTCTGGTGTAACACAAAATCTACCATTATTTCTATCTAATCTTGTCTTACCAGTTTGTATATTAGGAATCCACTCATAATCATCAACAAATGTTCCCATAGGATATGGTCCCGTATCCTGCACTGGACCTCCTTCTCTGGTTGATTTAAGAGAATATCCACTATTCATCCTAACAATGGTTGAATCCTTATCTAGGGGATCCTGATGACCATATGGACCATATATGGGGTGCCCATCATAAGCAAATCCAAGAATAGGAGAATGAACAAGAGTCTGTGTTTCTTCTAATGTACTTTGTGTTAAATTGTCACCCAACCTATAACGAAGTCTCTTTGGATTGCCAACAACACCATAAAACTTCTCATCAAGATTATTAGAAACAACTATTCCACCATTATCATCTAAATTCTGTGTGTTATCATAGAATCTATTTTTAACCCACTCATATATCTTTGATGTAGCAGTAGCACTACTATAAAGAGCGTCTGGTATAACAACTATTTTAATATTTTCTTGAGTATAAAACTTACCACCATCGACTTGAACAACATCAATAATTTTACCCTCTGTAGAAATTACAGCATTATATTGAGCAAATCTTCCTTTACCGTTATCATCAGTTATGATGATTGCTGGTGGAGATGAATAATATTCTCCTGGATTAATAATTCTAATACTACTAACAGCACCAGATGTAACCACTGCTTGTAAATCCGCATTTCTACCTGAAACAATTTCAACAGTTGGAGATGCTGTATAACTATCTGTTGAAATAGATTCTATAGATGTAACAGAATCTCCAGTAAGTGTTGCTTTTGCCTTCCCAGATATACCATTAAGTAGAACAAATGGTGGTTTTTTATATCCCGACCCACGTTTAGTGATACTAAATGAAGTAACTGGTCCATAACCAATCAATTCACTATCTTTTACATTATAAGCAATAGTACCATCAACAAAAACACCAACATCACTCCTAGGAGTACTATACACCTCTGTTGTAGTAGTTACTGTTTTTGGTATCATCTTAAGTAACTGTGGATCAGTTAATGTATCTGATACGTTTGCAGGTAAAATATCTGTTGAAGGATAACTAGAAGTTGCAATATAATAATACTGCTTATCTTCATATATTGCAGAAACATCAGCAATATAGTCGCTCAAACCTGTTGCTATGACTGGGTTTAGAGGGACTGATGGAGAGACAGCATTTACATTTACTTTCCATCTATAATTCTGTGCAAATTCATCATAAAGAACAGGATCTCTTGTTTCAAACCCTGGATTGGTAACTTGTACTCTATCACCTGCACGAGCATAAGGTTCTGCCTCATCAATATCTAAACGAGTTAAGATACCATAGATTAATAAAGAAACAAAACCATTAGGAGTTTCCGCAAGTGCAGTAGAGTAATTATATACTTTATCTCCTACACCATGTGTTTGTGTAATAGTTCCACGTTCTTCTATAGTAAATTGTCTTGCAGATTTAGAAGAATAATTGATTTTCTCACCATTAATGACAATACTACCTTCATCGTCTTTCCACCCAAAGGTAGAATCAACAGTAATCAAATCACCTATATTATCTGCAGAAGTAACTATCTTATCTAATGTAGTTTGTTGCGGAATAACAAACTCCCCATTCATAGTAGATGGACTTATGATTAAATTGTAAAGTCCTGGACCAATTTGTACAACATTTTCTACGACTACAGAAGCATATGGAAGATTTGGTAAATTCTTATCTGCCTGTTGTATTATCTCTTCTCCAAGCAACCAATCTACATTACCAGATAACACAACTGCTTGTAGTGCATATGTACTATCCCAATCAGAAGTAGAAACTTTTAATGTACTATCTTTAGGATTATAAGTTGTGGGAACATCTTCCGCACTCTTTGATATGATAGTATTGAAGATAAAACGAATAGATTTATCGTTTCCTTTTACTTTATAGAAGGATCCGATATTTTTTATAAGAGTTCTCTTATCTACATCATCTTTTAGATATGCTTCAGGGAATGAATCCAAATATTCCTTCTCAAATGCCTTTGTAAGGGCATACAAGAAAAGATGACTCAAGTTATCTACATTTACACCAGCACTATGCTCAACAGCAGCAGAAGACGTATAAACGTTCTCTGTGTACAAATCACCTAATTTAGTAGTTCCACTAACTCCTCTAGAAACTTCTGTTAATCTATTACCATCTCTTTCTTTATAAAACAGAATTTCATCATCTATTCTAACATATCCGTTCCTTTCGGGGAAAGATGCCCCATCTTCTATTATTACTTCATTAACTGTATCACTAATTGCAGCGACTAATGTAGATCTTTCCTTTAATAAATGCTTCTCATAATAATCCACATCACGATAATTCGTGATATTTGTTATTATATCTAATGGTTGACCAGCAGATTCTAACTGCTCATAATAACCTTCTAAAACTTTAGTAAAGTTCTCATATTCAGCAGTAATAAAACCTGGCAGTTGATCTTCAATTAAAGAAGAGATCTGTGTATTCATTTACTCTGGATATACCGCAAATTTGCTGTTCTTGATATCTACATCTAGATAAAGACTTCTAGTAGCAGAAATATCATTATGTTCTGGTTCTACTCGAACCTCAATTTTGTTATCATAAAAGGTTCCTTTTATAATGGTCAAATCATATATCTTAATTTCACCTTCAACATAATCAACATCTCCAATATTATCATTAACCACAACCTTATCACCAGTTGCAGGATCTATTCTATATAGTACTATTTTACCACCCCTATCTTCCATATACACCACATAATTTGGTTGTTCGGAAATAACAAAACCAGTACTACTAATAACAGGTCCATCACATGAAGTTTTAAAGGAATTCTGGAAGCATAACTCATAAAAATAGGTAGAGTTAATAGCAGGATAAAAATCCTTCCTCATAGTAACAGTAGTTGTATTTGATGTAATTGATGGATCAGTTTCATCTATTACACCAACATATTTACTATGACGATATTTGCCATTAAATTTCTCTGTACCAGACAATCCAGAATAATCAGACACAGAAGAGATAATTTTTGATTTTATATCTTCCGCAAACTGATTAGTTACCCTTGTGTTGTAATTAATTCTACTATTTAACTCGATATAAACAATAGAAGGGTCTTTAATATCCGCAGTAACAGAAGCAACAGAATAATCCTTTAATTGCTCAATGATTTGTTGTTTAGTAAAGGTAGATAAACTAGATCCACTATTTGGTTTGATTACAATCTTAACCTTACCAAATTCAGGATATCTTTCCTCTTCACCACCATAAACAATGATATCAGAGACTGCTGGGTATATTTTACGTACTATTGCAGCATAATCTGATGCTGTAACTGCTCTATTCTGTGTTGAATACAGTTTTGGAGCATTAAACTTGATCTTATCAATATCTTCTATTGCTGCTCCTCCAGAGGCAGCAGAAACAGTTGTAATATTTGATACACTAAATGGAGGTGTAATACCATTTTCATCTTGTAATACACCACTAAACGTAAATTGTGATGCTCCATTAGTAATTTCACCGCTAGTAATCAAATATGATACTTCAACAAACTCATCATTATCCAGTTTACGTCCAATTACACCATCACCAAAGAAAAGTTGATACTGTTCATCTAAATTTTCATCAACATAAAAGATATTATCTGTAGCACCTATGTCAATAATGCTATTTACTTGATTATAATAGACAAATGAGGTAGCATTTGCCTGTGGAAAAACTTTTACTCTAATTGTACTAGTATCTGCTCCTGAATTTGTTAATTTAAACTTCTGATTAATGTTTGCAGTCTGAACTACATAAGAATCTGTGACTAATGTACCTTCATGTAAGGATACATTTTCGAAAATTGCTTGATTATTTGCAACAGGAACCTTATAATCATCAATAACTACGTATTTGTAGAGTTTATCATCAAAAGATGTTACAAATCCTGTGCCTTTCTTAAGAATTATTACAGAAGGTGCTGTACCACTGAATGTTACATTAAAATTAACTACTGCTTCTGGTGAAACTACTGATTTTGGTTTATAACCTAACTGTTTTGCTATAGTAATTACGTTATCTCTTAACGTAGCAGACTCCAAAAACAGTTCATTTACCACCATATTAGTGTT